GCTCAGGGGAATGCGACGGACGAAGAGGTGTTCGGTTATCAGGAGCGCTGGGCTGAGTATCGGTACAAGCCTTCTCGGGTGACCGGTCTGTTCCGGAGCAATGCGGTTCAGTCGCTGGATACGTGGCATCTGGCGCAGGAGTTCGATGCTCTCCCGTTGCTTAACGAGACTTTTATCCAGGAACAGGCGCCGGTGATTCGGGTTCAGGCGGTGGTGTCGGAGCCTCATTTCCTCCTGGACTGCTTCTTCAAGATGCGGTGCCCGCGTCCCATGCCGGTGTTCTCGGTGCCCGGCTTGATCGATCATTTCTAGGAGTGGCCGATGTGGGAACAACTTATCGGGATGGGCGTTGAGCAGGCTGGGTCTGCGCTCCAGCAGTGGCGAAATGAGGAGATGGCCGGGAAGGCGTGGGATCGCACGAAGAAGCTCTACCAGCGGCGTTACCAGTGGATGATGTCGGATATGGAAGCGGCTGGGCTGAATCCGATTCTGGCGTATCAGCAGGGAGCTGGTGGGACTCCGAGTGCTCCTGTGGCTCAGACGGTGAACCCGACTGCGGGGACGGCTGCGAATGTGCGAGCTGCGGTTCAGCAGCGTCAGGAGCTGAAGAATCTGGAGTCCCAGAACAAGTTGATGCGGGAGCAGTGGGAGAAGACTCGTCAGGACACTTATACGGGCATTGCTACGGAGTCTCGGGAGCGGACGCAGGCGTATTTGAATGAGGCGAACGAGCGGCTGGCGGAAGCTGAAGCGCAGCGCGCTGCGTCGTCGGCGAAGCAGATGGAAGCGCAAGCGGACTGGTATCGAGTGCAGGCCCGGCTGGGCCGGCTGGAGGTTCCGGGTAAGGAAGTGGAAGCTGCGATTGATTCGAGTGCGTATGGTGTTGCGACTCGCGCGGTGGATAGGCTGCCGGCGGGTGTCGGTGCGCTGATGCGGCCTCGGCCTGCTGGTCGGCCGCCTATCATCATTAGAAATGAGGTGCGGCGATGAGTGGTATTTCGGATAAGGATCGGAGGATTGCGTCCATGGTGCTCGAGGTAGTGCGTTTGATTGCGGCTGCGCTCGCGGGTTTCTTCGCGGGTTCGGATGGCGTGCAGGGCGCGGTGTGGTCCTGGTGGATTCCGGGCGCGCCGATGCTGCCGGTGCTGTTTTGTGCGGTGCCGGTGGTCCCGCTGGTGCGGAAGTGGTACGAGCGGGAGGCGTTCAAGCAGGACGTGGGCCTCGTGTCTCGTACGAAGCAGAGCTTCCGGGAGGAAGCGGATATCAACACGATTATGCGTCGGTATTTGCGGACTGGGATCTTGGAGTCCCAGGCGCGTGGGGTTCCCCGGTACGGGGATTTCACTTCGGCTGAGGATTATCACGCGTGCATGACTCGGGTGCGTCAGGCGGAAGAGCTGTTCATGACTCTGCCTGCGGAAGTTCGGGATCATGTGGATAACGATCCGAGGAAGCTGTTGGACCTGGTGTTCGATCCGAGCCGGGTGGATGAGGCTCGGGAGCTGGGTTTGATCCCTGAGTTGAAGAAGGACGAGCCGGCGGCGCCGGCCGCGGGAGCGGCACCCGAGGCGGGTGCTGCGGCTCCGCCCCCGGAGCCCACTGCGAAGGCCACTCCGGGGGGCGTAGGATCGCGCTAGGGGCGCGATCGGGCCGGGGCGTGGATGGGCGCCCCGGCCTTTCCTTTTTTGTGGCTGAGCGTGTGGCGAAGCGCAACCAGTTGTGGTTACTTGATGTCAACTGGTGTAAGTGACACCCCAGGGTTCCGGAGGTCGTATGGCGTTCAAGCGTAAGCGGATGAGCCGGGGGAAGTCCCGGCGGGTGTTCCGGAAGGGTGCCCGGGTGAAGGGCAAGAACATGCGTTCCCGGCCGATGCGCGGGGGATGGCGACTCTAGGGGACTCTCTTCGAGGACCCCGGGGCGGAATCCCGGAGTCGCCGAGGGCGGATGGTCTGCTTCTCTCCCCTGTCTGCGTATCGGAAAGCGGGCGGCGGTGTAACTTTCGCGAAGAGCGAGGGCTATACCGACCGCCCGCATCTTTCTGTGGCCTGTGGTCAATGCCTGGGGTGTCGTTTGCGTCGGAGTCGGGAATGGGCGTTGCGGTGCGTTCACGAAGCGCAGCTTCACGAGTCGTCGTGCTTCGTGACGCTGACGTATCGATCCAATCCGGTCGACCTGGTGGTCCGTGACTGGCAGCTGTTTGCGAAGCGGGCGCGGAAGCGGCTTGGCCGCTTTCGCTTCTTCGGAGTCGGTGAGTACGGCGAGCAGAATTTGCGGCCGCACTTCCATGCGTGTTTGTTTGGCGTCGATCTTCCCGACAAGCGAGCCCACTCCCAAAGGGAGGGAGTGGTGGTGTACTCGAGTGACCTATTGGACGAGCTCTGGGGGCACGGTTTCACGACGGTCGGTGCCGTGACGTGGCAATCGGCTGCGTACTGTGCTCGGTACTCCTTGAAGAAGGTGACGGGTGATATGGCGGCGAAACACTATGAGCGGGTGGACCCTGAGACGGGCGAGGTCCGGACGGTGCGGCCTGAGTTTGTTCTGTGCTCGCGTCGACCTGGTGTTGGTGCCGACTGGTTCGCGAAGTTCAAGGGTGACGTGTTTCCGTCTGATGAGGTGGCGCATGCTGGCAAGCTGCATGCAGTTCCCAGGTTTTACCTGGAGCGCTTGTCGGAGACGGAGTCTGGACCGATCAAGGATGCCCGCGTGAAGCGGGCTAGAAAGCGAGCGGCGGATTGCACCTCTTCTCGGCTGGTGGTGCGCGAGACGGTGTTGCGTGCCCGGTTGGGCCGGCTGCGGCGGAGGCTCTGATGTCCCGGGGGCTGGGGCGGAGCCCCAGATGTGCCTCTTGGTGGTCCTCCACCCCCCCAAGTGCTGTCTTTTCTTTTGGTGTCTGGCTTGTGTTCTGGTATCTGTTGATTCAACTAACAATTGAGGTTTTTCATCATGGCAACTAAGCAAGTTTTTACTGTGTTCGATCAGAAAGCAGCTGCGTATCTCACTCCCCTGTTTCAAGTCTCGCGTGGTGTCGCCGCTCGTTTGTTTATTGCCGCGGTTCGCGATCGTGAGCACGAGTTCGGGCGGTTTCCCGAAGATTTCACGTTGTTCTACTTGGGCGAGTATGACGAGGCCACTGCGGAGTTCCGGATGGTCCAGAATCCTGAGGTGGTGATGACGGGCCTTCAGGCCCGGGCTATGGAGTCCAACTAACATGGGTAAGGTGAACGCTTCTCAGCCTCGTGGTGTGACCGCGGGTCAGCATTCTTTCGCGCAGATTCCGTCTGTGAATTTGCAGAGGAGTTCTTTCGATAGGAGTTTTGGCGTTAAGACGACCTTTGATGAGGGGTATCTGGTCCCGGTGTTCGTGGACGAGGTCCTCCCGGGCGATACGTTCTCGGTTCGGTCGGCGATGTTCGCCCGGATGGCAACTCCGTTGCATCCGATCATGGACAACCTGTTCTGTGACGTGTTCTTCTTCGCGGTGCCGATCCGGCTTCTGTGGACCAACTGGGAGCGGATGAACGGGCACAAGGACAACCCGGACGATTCGACGGATTTCTTGGTTCCGATCATGACGGCGCCGGCGGTGACGGGTCACGGGGAGCTGTCGCTTTCGGATTACCTGGGCATTCCGACGAAGGTCCCGCTGCTCCAGCATTCGAGTCTGTGGCATCGCGCTTACAACCTCGTGTTCAACGAATGGTTCCGGGATCAAAACCTGGTGGATTCGGTGGTGGTGGATCGTGATGACGGGCCGGACGATCCGGCGGATTACGTGCTGCTGCGTCGGGCGAAGCGGCACGATTATTTCACGAGCTGCTTGCCGTTCCCGCAGAAGGGGGCGGCTGTGGAGCTTCCGCTGGGAGATGAGGCTCCAGTGCGCGGGATCGGTGTTGTGAATTCGCTGACCTTCCCGAACAACTCGTCGACGTTGAAGGATACGTCGGGCGATCCGCCGGTGAATCCGGCGGCGAATTGGAATCTGAGCCCGACGATTGCGATTGCTGGAGCTGGATCTGGGGATGCGCTTCCGGAGATTTACGCGGATTTGTCGAACGCGACGGCGGCGACGATCAATGAGCTGCGACAGGCGTTCCAGATTCAGCGGCTGTTCGAGCGGGATGCGCGAGGTGGGACGCGGTACACCGAGGTTTTGCGGTCTCATTTCGGTGTCATCTCTCCGGATCAGCGGTTGCAGCGTCCGGAGTACCTGGGCGGTGGTTCGTTTGTGATGAACACGAACCCGATTCCGGCGATGGTTGAAGG